GTCGGTCCAGTTCCCGAACCGCCGCTGCAAACCAGAACTGCTGTGCCGCTTTCGGGATAAGTTTGATTGATCTGGCCATTGGGCAGCGAGGCGTTCGAGATGACGACGCTTGTGGCTGAAACGGTGATCGTCAGGCCGGGGCTGGTAGCGCCATCGAAGGCGCAGGTTGCGCTAGGCGTTGCAGCCGCCGAGCCTGCTGTGAGTAGTCCGGTATGCAAGCCGATGCTGCCGCCAGTTCCAAACGTTGTCGGTGCCCATGTCGCCAGCGTGGTAATCGGGAACACGACTGAGTTGTTCCACGTCGCTGTGCAGATAAGCTGCAAGGTCGTGCCTGTGTTGATCGTCGTTCCGCCCGTGCTCGAAGTCACAGCCGCGCTCGATATGGTCTGAATGGTGCGTGAGAAGGCCACAGTCTTGGGCGGAAAGCTAGGATTCGCAGGGCTCGGCGTGCAAGTCACTGTTCCACTGGTCGTCCCGCCTGCACTCGTGGGCGTGCCAGTGATCGTGCCATTTGACGCCAAGGCTTCTCCTGTGGGCATGGCGCTGGCCGTGTACGTGTAAGTCGTCCCTGGAGGCCCGCCCTGGCAGATGGCTTGCGCGACGCCTCCCGCAGGTTGAGGCACAGGGTCGGGCACGTTTTGATAGCCTGACGAAAAGCTGCGCGTGAAGGTCATGCTGAGGCCAACCGATGCTGTGATGGTCACGCCGGGGCCGAGCGTCACTTGGCGAGCATCCGCGATGGGAACCAGCAGCAGAATGAGAAGTCCGATAGGCCACAGTTTCATTTTCCTCCCTACTGGCCGATACAAATAAAGCGAAGATGATCCGTATTCATGCCCCCTGTTTCCGAGATGGTCACTGATGCCGCGAGATAAGAGCTGAACGACACCACGCCTGCCGCCGTCGTCAGGTCCGAGCCGCTGCACGAATATGTTGCCGTGGCAAAGGGGAGCGTCGTGATCGACTGACTAGTAGCGGTGTTGAGCGTCACGTCACCCTGGACGATTACAGGCAGGCCAATGATCGTATTGGCGCAGGCTTGGGTCGCGCCGCTGGTGGCCCCGCAATACCCGACTGCCGCTGCTGAAATGGTGGTATAGGCTGCGCCATTGTTCGAAAGTTGTAAGGCATGAGCGACTGAGTTCGCACAGATCAAATCGCTGCTGGCGAGAGGACTAGGGCACGGATTGCCTTCGGCCATCGTCACGGTGCCTGCGGTCCCTGGCACGGTCACGCTGGTTGTAGTCACGCTATTGCAATTAATCAGATGCGTGCTGGCATCCTCGCAAACGATGTCCCCCGGATTCGGCGCAGTGATCGTGCCCGTGAGCGCGGCGTTGCCGCCACCGACAGGGTTGGCAATTGTCAGATTCAGGGTGCCTGTGCCAGGAGGATTAAAGCAGTTGATTCCCGTTGCGCCGGTCGTGCTGACGCAATTCATTAAGGCGGGATTTCCGAACGTGACACCGTTTGCTTGCAGTGTGACAGTCGAACCGGAACCGCATGCAGCCCCTGAAGTGGCGAATTCCCACTTAGCTCCTGCAAGAACCAGTTTGGGGCAGTCGTTGTTATTGGCTCCAGCGGGATTGAACGGTACCAGGATTCGATTGGCCCCATTCCATATCTGCCAGTTTGCCGTAGTTGTATTCCAGCACAGATCGCCATTGCCGCTGGTCGTGCATCCTGCTCCCGAACGCAAACCGACGAAGGTTGCATTTGTTAGATCGTAGCTAAATGAACCGAATGTCGCTGAGGCGTCGGTGTGAACGAATTTCGTAGGAAGCGTGATTGTGCCAGCCGATAGGTTCCAAGTCACTGCGCTCAGGGTCAGATTCGTGTCCGAGAATACAGAGGTCGCTGGCAGGCAGGCTTCGGTCAGCGCGATGTAGTCTGGGGCCGCTGCACCCGCGTTGCAATTGCCGAAGATTCGGTGGCCCGCCGCTACGTTCGAGAGTGTAAAGGACAATGCTGGAGTGGTGGTAGGGTTCGACACGCTCTGGGTAGCGAAATTCTGAGTCGCCGTCGTTATGTTGTTAGCGGATAAGTTGGTAACCGTGCCGCCTGCGGTGCTGCTGGACGTGCCGCAAAACCAGAGATGCGTCGTGGTGTTGTAGTTCAAATGCTGCCCAGCGGTATCAAGGCAATTCGGCCATGTTGCCCATGAACCTGTGGCGCTCGCAGTCGTCACCAAGGTCTGGTCTGCTGCGGAGTTGACGGGAACCGTCGTCCCATTGATCGACGTGGCGTTGTTGGTTCCTGTGCCGCTCACCCCGATGGAACCACCTGTGCCGATAACCAAAGCATTCGCGTTCGTGCCTGCGCCCACGCCAGAGAAGGGCGTTGAGGTCGCTGCGATCGTTCCGGTTCCAGATACACCCAGGGATGAGCCCGTGCCGACGACCATTGCCGCACTGGAATTCGTCCCATTGGTGATCGTATTGAAGGCCGCGCTTCCTGCCGTGCCTCCGCTGGTGCCGCACGTAAACAAATGAGTCGCCGTGTTGTAATTCAGGTGGTTGCCGCCCGAGTCGGTACATAGAGGCATATCCGTCCAAATGCCTACCGCAGCACCAGTGGTAGACAGAAATTGGTCGGCTGCTGCATTCGTGGGAACAGTCGTGCCGGATATTTCGTTAGCATTGAGAATGCCGCCTGAGGCATCGAGTGTTCCGCCGCCGCCAATGTGCATGGTCGCTGTCGAGTTCGTACCCGAGGCCAGCCCCGCGAAGGGTGCTGAAGTCGCAGCAATCGTGCCTGTACCTGTCGCAGTAAGCGAAGCTCCTGTATCGACCACCATCGCAGCAGACGAGTTCGTGCCGTTCGTGATCGTGTTAAATGCTGCCGAACCTGCGGTACCGCCCGAAGTTCCGCAGGAGAACAGATGCGTGCTGGTGTTGTAATTCAGATGGTTTCCGCCTGCGTCCAAACAAGCTGGTAAGCTGGCCCAGGAGCCTACCGCCGAGCCTGTCGTGACGATGGTTTGATCCGCTGCCGCGTTAACTGGAATGGTGGTGCCATTCACCTCATTGGCGTTGATTAGGCCAGAGCCAGTGAAATTGAGCGAAGCGCCTGTGCCGAGCAGAAAGGCCCCAGTCGTATTGGTTCCGCTTGAGACGCCCGCAAAGGGTGCGCTCGTTGCCGCAATCGTTCCTGTGCCAGTTGCAGCGAGTGAAGAACCCGTGGTGACCACCATCGTGGCTTGATTGTTGACGCCGCTCGTAAGTGTGTTGAATTGGCTGCCGCCCGTGCCACATCCGGTGATGGATGCGCCGCTTACGCAGACCGTGCCTGAAGCATCGGGCAGGACATATTGACGATTTGCAGTTAACCCTCCAGCGGGAAGTGAGGTCATCCCCTGGTGTCCAGCAGCGTCGGCAAGAAACCATCCATATTCGCTGCCGCCACCGCCCGTTCCGCAGTATCCGCCGAAGGTTAGACTGGAGCAGAAACCACCCATGAGCCGAGATGTGTCGAGAGTTTTGTAGAGCGAGAATAGGTTTCCGTCCGCGTTCCCCGAATTCCCGTGAATGTGCAGCGCATCTGGCCCCGGACCTTGTGAGCAGATTAGAAGCGACAGACCAGTTCCATTGGCGGTGCATGGTCCGAATAGGTTTTTATCCCCACTCGACTGAATGCTAAAGCCTTCGTTCATAAAAATACCAGTGTCCGAATCGGCTATGTAATGGACATTAGATCCGCCAATCACACCTACCGATGGTCCAGTGAAAGCACTCAATCCGCGAAGATTTACGCGAACTTCCCCGCCATCTGCGCCAACGTGATCGACAAGATAGGAACCGCCACCCATGTTGTCGGCCATGAAGATGTTGGGTCCGATGTCGATAGCCTGCGCGGGACACGAACCTCCGCCCGTGGTTGTTGTGTCGATGTTGAACAGTCCATCGTCTCCCGTCTGAAGGTTTTCCGTCTTGATGTTGTCGAAAGCGAGCGTTGCGATTGCACCTACGCCGCAGTTGCCGGCCCCAATATAGAATCCACGACCCTGCATGAACGTGTCATGGACGTAGACCATTCCGGTTCTCACGTTTATGCCACTATGGGCGGTGTTCGAGCCCTCGCAATATGACCCTTCGATGTCAAGGCCAAAGCCGAGCCAGGAATCAATGCAGGCTCCAGTCGATGTGGAAGCGAGGCTAAATTCCGAATTGCGAATCGTCACAAAGGTAGGCTCGTGAAGCTGCGTGCTCGCGCCAAGCTGTAAAGCCGTACCGGGAGCGTTGGGGATGCCCATGTTCTCGAACCAAAAGGGGCCAGCATCGGCTGCATCAGGCATGGCAATGACGGGTCCAGTGCCCACAAAAGCTGAAGTGTCGATAGTGACGACTGGCACATGGGCGCTGGCAGCCATTCCTGCGGAGACGGTGCCGGTTTTCGCTGGTTGGCCGATAAATCCGTGGTAGCGTTTCGGGAATGTAGTCGTACTCGTCGGGCGCAGAGTTCCGCAGGGCGACCAGATGATCCAGCCGAAGCCAAAAGTGTCGAAGGAATTGTCGATAGATGCGCCGTTATACTTGAAGATTTTTCCGCAGGGGAAGTAAACATGACCGCCAGTTGTGCCATTGGCTGCGTTGATGGCGGCTTGGATCGCGGCGGTGTCATCAGTCGTGCCGTCGCCTATTGCGCCATAAGCCGTCACGTCATACCACGGGGATGGCCCGGAGAATGGCTGCCCACCAATAGTGCCTGATCCTGGAGGGCCTTGCGGTCCTGGAGGGCCAGATGGGCCTGGAGGGCCAACCACGATGTTTTGCGGAGGAGGAGGTACGGTAACAATCGGAACAACCGTGCTGATGTTTAGCAAGACTCCATTCAGCGCCCAAATAGGAACTTCCGGGCCTCCGTTCCCGTTTACGAATACCTGCATCCCATACCATTCCGACAAGTGCGAACCGCCGCACTCGATCTCACCGCCTAAATTGCCAGTGCTATCACGCACGGAGTAAAGCGTTCCTGATACGTTGCCCATCGAGTCGGCAACCATGTCGAAGTAAAAAACACCGCCCTGCGTAGGTCCGATGACTGCCACTCCATTCACTCGGGGCTGATTGCCAGCGCACCCTCTGAGCCAGAATCGCACATAGGCAGGAGTGACGTTTCCAGTTCCCAGGTTCTCAATCTTTCCCGTAACCGTTGTCGTAGCGAACAGATTCGGAGCACACAGGAACAACAGGATAAAGAGCAGCTTTTTCATTGCTGTTTGGTCCCGAAAGGATTCAATAGCGGATTCTGCCCGAAGTTCGGAGGCAAGAGAGGCAGTTGCGGATTCTGTGCTGTGGGCTGCGCTGGGTTGACCGTATTTGTTGCTGCTGCGCCGGAGGATCCGTAAGGAGTCGCAGGAAGGAAGTATTTAGGAGGAGTTTGTCCCATTTTATTGCCCTCGCATCCAAGGCAACGATGAACCCTTTGGAACATAAATCACCGTGCGTCCTGTTTGCCTCGCTACGTTTGCTGCTCCAGGTCGCGCCTCATGAGCTAGTTTGGGAAGTTGTTCGCGCGGTACAGACCACATCGCTCCAGGACGATCTTCTGGCAACGCCTCATTCGGTTCAGGGGCGAAAATTGTTCCTGCTTCCCCAGTTCCAGGAGTGCTTCCGACAGAAAGATTAGCACCTGGAATCCTTCCCGGTGCCCCGGGATAATTCCATGATGGATTAGAACCTTTCGGAACCCCTGGGGTTCCGCCTTGCCTAGATATATCGCCCTGTAAGACGTTTTTTCCGGGACGGTAGGGCTTGTATTCTGGCGGCTCAGGTGGTTCTTCAGGTTCCGGTATCGCTGACTTATAGCCACGATTCATAAATGAACCCATAGCTCGCTCTTGAGCTTCAGGGTTATCTGCAACCGCTTTCTCCATTGCGAGTTGATTGGCTACTCGTTGACTGGCGAGGGATTCGGCATATTCTTCCGGACTCGATAGGAACTTACCGAGAAACGGTAGTCGAGACACAAGTTCAGGGTCACTCGCCATCTTGTAGCCGCCATACAATCCACCGCCCCATTGCCCGATCTTCTCGCCTACTTCTCCAGCGTTCTGCCCGAATAATTCCCCAATGCCTTTGCCTACAGGCCCTCCAACTTTCGATCCTGCATAGGTTCCGAGAGCGCCACGAAAGGCTGTTTGTCCTAGAGTTTTCAGTCCTTGGCCGACACCCTGTCTCTCAATCGCTCCGACCGGCCCCATGGCCCCCACACTCATTAGGAACGCAGGAACTGCCATGCTTTCTCCCGATTGCATCCTTTCCTGATTGGGGGGAGTAAGCATCTTTTCTCTGCTTCGCACGTCAGTTGGTTCCATTTGCCCTGGCAGGCCATAGGCATTCGGAGCCAATACCTTGTTGAGAGGATTCCTGCCTTCAGGCGAAATCATGGCGAGGCTTTTCTGCGTCGGATCGCCATACATCTTGGTCATTTCCCGATTCACGTCATCTTCGCTAAATTCATCGGGAAACTGAATGGTCTTGCCGTCCGGTGCTTGGACCAGCCATTTCGGGCTAGCTTGGATGGGTAATGGTGATGTGCTCATCTACCGACTGGCTTTAATCCTTGTGGCGTCCAGATATGCGTGGCTGCTGGCTGTTGCTGCGCTGGTGCGCCCTGGCCTCCAATGAATTGCTGTGTAGCCTCAAATTGCCGTTGATCCTGAGCGAGTCTGTTCTCTCCGAGAGTGACCATGGAGCGCATCTGCTCAGGCGTGAGCGTTACGCCTGTCAAATAGCCACGGTCATCGAAACGCGCCTTAAGCCCTTGCAACCATGGCGTCGATTGCTGCGCTTCATTGATGATGGCCTGATTCATGCGAGCGCCCTTCTGCAAGCCCATCGTCATCCCAAGGTGGTTTGCCAATAGCGAAAGCATGGCTTGCTGGTCGCCCTTCATGGCGTCTTGCAGGTTCTGTCGCATGATATTCAGGCGCGAAGTTGATTCCTGCACACGGTCAAAGGCTTGTGCCACCTGCGGACTCTGATTGCCGAAAGTACGAGCCTGAGCAATGGGATTCGCTGCAGGACTCCCAATCCCCAAGTCTTTAACTGCTCCCGGTTGCCCTTGCATGGCCGCTTGCTTGTTGACGAGCGAAGGACCGTTGGCACCGCTGACTGGCGTGATAGCTCGATTCTGCACATTCTCCAGGGAGGAGAAGTTCGAGAGTGTCATGGGCTTGCCAATGAAGTCGTTCGGCAACTGATAATCAGCCGCTATCTCTGGCGTTACGGTGATTCCCTGCTGTGTCCCTGGAATAAGCTGTTTGGTCTGCGTGTCGTATAGCCCCACATTCGGAACCGCCATATAACGCTTGTTAATGGCTGCGACGTTAGCGGCACCGGCTGCTTGTATTCCTGCCACAGCTTCTCTACTGGTGGCTTCCGTTCCAGCTACGGCTTGACGCCCTCCAGCCCCGATCTGCGCCGCTCCAATTTGACCCTGTTCGCGGATCGAAGCTGGCAGTATGAATCGAGCGATCCCCGCAGGCATCATGCCGTAAGGTGTGGGCACCATCTGCGATTGAGCCTGCGTCAAAGCCGTCTGCGCCTGAGCCTGCTCAAGCTGCTGGCCTTGCATGGCGTGCTGCCATGGCAACTCGTATCCTGCCTGGAAGCCCATGCCAGCCCCGCCACTGCGCCGGCCACCACTCGCCGCAGTTGTTTGCTCTTGCGCTGCCCTGCCTGCCATCGCTCCCTGAAGTCCGCTCGTAAGCAAAGTCACGAGCTTGCCAGCCTTGTTTAGGCCTGGCGACAACGCGTTGTTCGGTCCAGGAACAGGCCCCATGCTCGCTGCTTGCTGAAAGCTAGGCTTAAAGGCTTGCGGCATGTTCGGAGATGGTTGGTTGAAAGTGGTTGGAGTCGGTGCCATTTGTGGAGATCCTGGAGGCTGCATTTCTCCAGGGATGTTCGCACTCGAGGGCTGCACATTCCCAGACTGCGGAGTTAAAGCCTTGGCAAATGCTCCCGATTGAACTTGTCCAGGATTGAAGAATTGCGTGCCACCGTTAGGACTCTGTACGCCAGGATTCGTCAGATTGGCGAATAGCTTTCCCATTAAGAGCCGCCGTAAAAGTTCAAATTGTTCTTGCCCATTCTCTGAGGCTGGAAGTATGAGGGATCAACGGGCATCGCTTGCGGAGGCTGGATCATTCCGCCCTGTGGCCGATTCTGGATGTCTTGTTGTTGCTGGCCGTAGTTCTGCAATCCTTGGCTGAGTCCAGACAATCCGCCCTTCGATACCTTCTCCCATTGCGTTGGATTAGCACCTGTCGCCTGGTTTACCAAAGAACCCATTACGACCACCTCCAGTTCGAATCCATCACTGCCCGCAGCTTTTCCACATCAGCTGCTCGTTCTGGGCCCATCATGTCGTACTGATTCTGCGGAGGATGCAGCATCTCTCGGTGGCGACGTTCCCGATGCGTATCGTCTAGCGGAGCTTTTCCGAACAGCGGGTGCATATGCTCAGTCACGTAAGGGAGATAGACTCTGCGTCCGAGCGTGTTTGCCACATAGTTCAGCCAGTCATCCGGCTTGTCGCCCACGAAATAAGGAGGAGTCACGTAGCCGACCGTATCGCACCATTTCCGTGACAAGCAGACGATGGCCCCGAACCCGCTGAAGTGCTGGCCGGCATCGGAACCGTGAACCATGAGGATCTTGTCAGGACACTTCGCATAGGCGTCTTCGGTCATCTTGTCCCAGAAGGGCGTACGAAAGATTTGATCATCGCCAGCGTGCATCACAATCTCGCCCTTCGACGATGGGTAGCACTTGTTCCACATATCCGAGAACATGATGCGCGGCCCGATGACGTAGCTAATCGATATGGGATTGCGTATGTCGGGAACATGCGGCTCGGGATAATGCTCTTTGCTCTTGTCATCTTCATCCAAGTAGACAACAACTTCGACGCCCCAAGGATTCCTGGCTGTCGCATAAGCCGAATTGACCATGGTTGCGAATACACCGGGACGCCCACGACTGGGACACAGTATCGAAATCATCAAAAGCCTAGAGCCGATGCCAAGCCGCCGCCGAGCCCACCTAAAAGTCCTGCGAGGCCAGGACTTGCCAGCGGCGCTTGCATGATCGACTGACCGCCCTGTAAGGCTTGTCCTGAATACGCCGTGGGATTGGCGATCTGCGCTTGCCCGAGCAAACCTGATGCGCCTTGCTGCCTAGCTTGCAGATTTGCTCCCTGAGCGCCTTGCAGGGATTGATCGAAGGCCCTGCCTTGCTGTGCTGCAAGATCTGTTCTGGCCTGTGTTGCAAATCCAGATGGCAGGGCATTAGCCCCTTGGCCGAGTTGAGCATTCAGTTGCGCCTTGGCAGGAGCGAAGGCTTGCGCCGTGTTGCCTGCCATCGCGTCGGTTAGATTCGCGTAATAGGGCAGGCCATTGTTCATCAGCGACTTATAGAACGGATTGGCTGCCTGTTGCTGTTGCTGCTGAAATTGGTACTGCTGCCCGAAGTCTCCAGAGAGTTGGTTATTGAGGTTCGCTTGCGACTGCGCTGCATTCTTTTGTTCTTGGGAGGGCCCGCCACCCATTATTTCACCTCAATCTGCCAGCGTTGTGCCGACGTAGCGCCAAACTCTTTCAGCACTTGCTTCCACTCAGGGCAGCGTTGCTCTGGCTTCTCGTCACCGATGAAGATAAACACTTCTTGCTCCCTAATTCCCTGATCGGAAAAGAAGTCATTCATGCGCTTTCCCAAAGCCCGAAGCACATCGGCATCAGTCGCCCGCATCAATGGAACATCGGCCCGCAAGACATAGCCAGCGACACCGAACGCTTTGCCGTCCTTGAGCCCAAGCCAAACCTTCGCAAACTTCGAAAGGTCTACTTCCTTGACCAGTTCTCTTTGGCAGTAGTCCACGGCGAGATCGTGAATATGCTTGTGCTTGGGCTCGAGCAATGCGCCTTGCTGACCCATGAAGTCGATGGGAACAATCTCAATCATTGAAAGTCCGTCGAAGTGTCTCTGCCACCGGAATTGACGCTGTTGTAGCCAGATGGAACACCTGGATTGGTAGCCGTGGCCGCGGCGGGCGTGCCGACAGAATGGACCTTGGCAGACTCAATCCCAGCAGCATTCAGCGACGATACGAAGACATTCATGGTCACGCCGTTGGTTCCGTCTACGAAGACTTGCCGCGTGCCACGGTCCTTAATTTCGGCAAACAGCGTCTTCTCATCGTTCCGGTAGACTCGCCACCGCTGAATATCCATGTTCACTGGAGGATAGTGCCAAGTAACAAACAAGCCCTGCGGTGCAGCTTGGCAAGTCACATCCCTGGGAGGTTGCGGCACCTTGGAGGTTCCGCGAACCCTGGTCAGGTCTGCAGCTTGAGCGCGGGCGTTCTGCCGCTCTATCGAAGTCATGCCGATACCGTATCCCCGAAGTATGCTCCTCAACGAGTCACCACTTTTGGAATCGGAGCGACTGGCTTTCCTCCACCGCCTACCCTCGCTTCTAGGTTATGTAGTTCTTGCAGCAGTGCATTGAATTCGTCCCGACTGACCTGTGGTGCTGGCTCGGGTGGAGCGGTAAATACTGGAGGCGGCGCAATAGGTTGGTGCGCGGTATCAAGCCCCACAACTTGCACCGGATAGGCTACTGGCTCTACTGACACCGAGCCATCTCTCACGCCCAGGAAGTCTGAAGCTTCCTGTCCACTTTCTGCCACAACGTAGGCTGTCTTGGTGGCTCCATTCACGTAATAGTTCACTCTGAAAGTAGATCGCATCGCTTCTCCTTTATCGTTCGCGTTCGTCACCGACTGCGGGAATCAATTCGTACAATCTTCCGTAACTCTCGAGCGGAATGTGTGGAGGCGAATTCAGCGCCAGACTCCCATCTACCGAGTGCGAAGTAAGCTCGAACCTGACATACAGCCTTTGCACTTGGGGAGGGATCAGCCAAAATCGATAAAGAAAGTCCTCCTCTGCTTCGGGAACCGCTTGCGCCTGATCAGCGTCAGGATTGGGAGGATCAAAACCGTACTGTGCTCCAGGCGCTAGCGAAGTGTGGAAGTTACGCCCAACCGTAATCTTGATGTTCGCATCGCCATAGTAATCAACGAAGGGCACATCTGGACGGTTGGGACCGCCATTGACGAGCAAAATCAGATCGCTGGTAAACTCGTTTCCCGCGTCGTTCGCTCCAGTATATTGCTGGTAGATCCGTCCATTCGCTGCTCCCGCCCATATTTGAATCTTGCCGTTTCCGTCCCTGATCTGCGCCGATGTGAAGGCTGTAGCCAATGGCCCAAGGAACTGTGAACTGTATCCCTGACCAGTCCATGAACCAGGAGCGTTGAAATCACGCAACCTGAAGTCATGGATGACCGTGTAAGGCGATCCATCTGCTTTGCGTCCTTCGATGCGAAGCTCGTCCTTGTTCAGTGCGGCATTGCGGTAGTAGACGCATTCGACTTGCGATAGGTAGGCGTCTCCGATCTGAGTGAGTTCCGCGAGTTCGTATTCCTCTGACACTGCCACAGGAACGCCTTGCTGCAAGGTGCAAAGCTGTTTCTCGCCAGAGACCCAAAACAATCCCCAAGAACCGCATTTGGTTCCCGCTCGAGGTCCGGCAATTCCGATTTGCCATGGGCCTCCAACCCACTGCTGAATGCCAGCCAGATTCGAGGAGATGGCCGTGTCGTGTACGGTTCCGCAAAGCACTTCCTGGTCTATTTCGAAGATTCCAGTTAACGCTTCAGCAGTAGGGAACGTGTCGAGGTCATCGGGTGCCCAACTCTGCTCTGCACGTCCGGTGAATGTGTCTCCCTGCTCGGTGTTCTGCGATAGATCACCGGAACGACGCAGGTACGGAGAACCGCTATCAGCAGCATAGACAAAGTTGCCAGCCACGCAAAACATGTTGCATTGGGCAGGGATAATCCCGTTGCGGAAAGGCATTTCATGTTGGCCGTCTAGGTTTGGCTGTGTTAGTACGAATGAGATTTGTCCATTGATCGAATAGGCCCAGTTTCCGGCATTGTCGGAGCACACGTAGGGAGTTTGTCCCCCATCGAGCGTTCTGCCAATGAGCACACTCCATTCCATATCGGTCGAGATGAGATTTGGTAGCCCGTTGATGCGCCAGTTGCTTCGGTGGCTTGTCTGCAAGGCTCTTTGTCCAGCGAGTATGAAATTTCCGACGTGCCCTCCGCCATTGGGGTTGTAGATCGAGAATGCGAACTGATAGCCGGGATTGGGACCTCCGATTGTCGAAGCTGCAAGTCCCCTATTTTGGTTGACCTGATAAGAGGCAGCCTGAATCGGCGAGGAAATGTTTACCGAGGTCGCTGAGTTAGCAACAGTGACCAATGGGTTTATGGTTCCTGTCGATGACGATGTGAGAGGCGGAGTTCCCTGAGGCGGCGGGATTGACAGTGCGTTCGCATCGATGACGACGGCGCGGTAGATGCCATCCACTTGATTCGTGCCTGCAATCGCATACACATCGCCGTTACTTAAACCATGACTGCTCACGAGCACGGTGATACTGAGACCAGTTATGCCGCCGCCCGTCCCACTGTCGGTAATGCTCACCGCAGAAGGATACGTGTAGGTGAAGTGCGTTGAATCCGGCGTACTGGCTACTACGTATACGCCCGATACGCCAAAACCGAACACCTGTACATTCATGCCCGGAGCTAAATTGTGTGGCGACGATGTTTCAACGGACACAGTTAGGATATAGAACGCTCCACTGATAGCGGAAGTGATGCTCCAATTCAGCACCGGAATGTTTGGCTGATAGGTGGCGGATTCAATGGGCTTGCTTCCAGTCGTAAAGAAGTAGGCTAGGTCGCTTCCGTCTGCTGTTCCTCCAATCAGCTTCACCCAATTCGTATTCTCGCCAGATAAATCAGGTAATCCCGCGATGGCTATTTCGTCATTTAATGGCACAACGACGCGCCCGGAACCAATCGGAATGGTGGCTGGCCCAATCTCATTATTGGAAGTGTCAAAAATAGCGCAATACAACAGCCGGCCAGTGAGAACATCACCAGGGAAAGTTCCTGACGCTTGCGGGGTCAGCGTCACAGCCGCCACCTCCGCAGGGGTTAGTTCACGAACGCCTTCGGTAATCGTGACGAATTGAACTTGCTCTGGAGTCAGAGCGGGAAGACCGTTGTTGCGCCAGACATTCGAGTCGAACCACTTCTGATCTGTACCATTTCCATAATGGAAGCGATTGGCTGCAAAGTAGCCTTGGCCTTTGGCCGAAGATGCAATAGCTGTTCCCTCGACAGTCGGTGTCGCCACCGTTCCCGTCGCAGTGTCGATGACGTTCAAAGAAGTGCCCTGCATGAACAGAACGTACTTCTTGCCGTCCCAAGTGCGATAAGGAAACATTCCGCTAATGGCCGTAGCTGACGAACTGCTCATGGTCACAGAGGAATATCCCCACCGCTGCGCCCAATAACCAGCCTGAAGAGGCGTCCAGTTCAGGCATCGAAGTGCTCGGTTGCGTGGGAAATTGATGGGGTTGCTGCGGCTGTCTACGCCGCCTGCATCCAGGTTTTCAAAGGCTCGAAGTGGAGGCATTAGGTCGAGCGAATCGCTGATTCGTGTGTTACCAACTGCGTCCGGTAGTTCGGATCGAACTGCTTGCGTTGCGCGAGGTCCTGTATCCCTTGTTCGTACTCTGCCGCGGAATCAACCGATTTCATGTTGGAGCTGCCGTAAGCGAAGCGAAAGACCTTCGCTACGATGCCCGTAACAATTGTGTTGTGGCCCCACGGCGGGATCAGCGGCACATTATCGTTCGTGCTGTCGCCCCCTGGATTCGGCATCGCCCACCCGACAATATAAGCGGTGTAGGCAGCATCGGGAGGATCGATGCGAATCGTCTTGTAGTCTCCAGCATCCATCGTGTAACGGCCACCCACGGCCCCATTGTTATTGCCATTGGTCGGGTTCGTCGGTGTCGTGTTTGCCGTCATTTCGATCAGCGATTCAGGTGTAAAGGCAGGCAACAGTTCTGTAACCTGCAATGGGCTCGTCGTCATGAGCAAAGTGAACTTGGTGATTTCATCCAGCAGAATCTCGGTGATCGGTGGCGTTGTACTGATCGTCGTAAGGTCGTAAGTCCCTTGGCCTTGGACCGTCTGGAACGTAAAAGCAATGCGTCTCCACCAGAACCGCTGGCGCTTGCAAATATCCTGCACCACGAAGCGGTAGAGCGACTGAAGATTCAGCGGGACGCCTTTACGCTCCGACAGCTGATTCGCTAGCTCGATGATCTCTGATCTCTGCGTATTCGCTCTCCTGGTAAGGTATGCCGAGCTTGGCCCTGATCTTACGAACGTCCTCAATGCGCTTGGGCAAGAGTTTCTGATAGAGACTTGGCGTATCGTCTCTCAGATGACGGTTCAACCGATCCTGATGCGTCTTATCAACCTCTCCCTTATTGGCTAAAAAGTGCAAATGCTCGGTGACAAAGGGCAAGAACACGCGCCGATTCACCGCATTAAATACGTCGTTGAACCACGTATCGCAGAAGTCGCTAGAGAAGTACGGCGCGGTCAGGTAGCCCGTCGTTTCCACCCAAGTCTTATGCAAAAAGCAATGTGTACCGAATTGCGCTCCCCAAACGCCATCATCCCCATGCACACAGATCATCCGGTCAGGAAATGCGGCAAAGGCTCGGCGCACCATGTCATCCCAACCCTTTGTGCGATAGCGGAAGTCGTCGTTGGACTGGCCGAGGATTTCGCCAGTCGCTAGTTCGAGGCATCTGTTCCACATCTCGCCCATGATGATTCGTGGCCCGCGCATCACCTTGTAATCGGGATAGTCGAGCGATTCAGGAAAGGTTGGATCGTCGTCATCCACATAGAACACAATCTCGGGTGGAACGGTAGAGTTTTCGAGCAGCGTAGCTGCCATCTCCTTGACTTGCTTGGGCCTGCCCCTGGTCGGGCAGAGAATCGAAATCTTCAGGGGGGGAACTTCCATCTTGTATTCCCCGCTGATCTTGGCTCGCACAATGCAATCATCCCGGTAGGGTTCGAAATCCTTGATGCCGAAGGCGTATCTGCCGATATGTCCAGGCTGCACGGAAGGGTCTGCGTAAGTTTTGATGTCGCAATACTTTCGCAGCATGTAGCAGAAGCCCATGTCCTCGCCCATTTCGATATCACCTTTGGCATTGGGCACGAACCTGAACCAGAAGCACGTCTTATCCTCGTCGAACTTTTTGAGTCTGACTTTTTTGAGACGCTCGAGCTTCTCGCCGGCAAGTCCGTAATAGTCCTGCTCCCACAGGCATTCGAGATAGACTTGCCCCATCTGTTCGAAGGCGTGGCGAGTAACCAGCATAAAGCCAGTTCCGCCACCACCCACTTCGAACAGACGATCCCTCGGCCATTCCCAGATGCGCCCGAAGTTTCCTGTTTCCTCGTCAAACTCCTTGATGTTGGGCATGGGCGGATCGGTGCGACAGGTGCAAATCCCCACCACCACATCCTTCTTGTGAGCCAGAAGTTTTACCAAATCGTCTTTCTCGGGCACCATGTCATCATCCACGAGCAATGCATGAGTCCAAGGCTTGCCGCTTTGTAGCTGTCCCTGCACCAAAGCGTTGCGCGACCAATGCACAACCGCAGCAGACATCGGTGGAGCGTCATAGACGATGGCTTTGGCGGTTTCTCGGGTGTATTCCTTCATGGCGATTACGGAATCCCGCGTTTGGGGCTCAGGGCTGCGATAGGTCGGGCACATCACAACGACAATGGGCTTATCATCTGGCTTATCCGACTTCTGAGCGATCTCCACATCGATGCCATACTTTTTCAGAGCCGCCCTGCCGCGGGCATCCATCAGCAGCTTCTGAACCTTACGCTCCCAGCCGTTTAGCATACGTCCTTGCCTGTCAGGGCTGATTCCTCGATCCACTCCGCAATCTCTCGCGCCTTTGCCAGGGCGTACAACTGTTCTGCTGGCGTCATATCCTCTTTGCGCCGGTGGCGGCGCTTTTCTTCTTCCGCCTTCGCTTGTTGTTCTTGTTCGTCGGTAGCAGGTAAAGCGAGTCGGGCTTCCTGTTCCGCGCGATATTCCTGTTTGCGGACGTGGATCACCCCCTCTTGGTCGTATCGCTTCTCGTACTCATTCGGGTGCGCTTCATAGCCCATCCAGATCTTCTTGTCCGATGGGTCGATAAATTTCTCGAATGTCCCTGGGGAGCATTGCGGGCACTGATCGGGCAACTGCCCTAGATCGTTCCAGCGGCTACGAATGCGATTGCTATGCGCCCCGCAGTTAGAACAGATAGCCATTTTAGTGTGCCGCTACTGGCTCCCGCTTGTTTTGCTGGACCTTGCTCAAGAGTTCGTTACGGTCGTTGATTAGCTTCTGCTCTCCAGCCTTCAGTTCCATATCACGAATCTCGAGCTTCTGGTTTTGCGTCAGCCACGCATTGTTCCATTCCGCTTGCGAGGCATTGTAGGCTGGCCGCTTGTCGAGCCAATACTGCTGGATGGGATCCGAGGTCGAAAACATGCCGCGGATAAACACCACGGAACCTTCGCCAATCCAGCGCACATCGTCGCCTTCCATGACCTTGGTCGGCGGCGGAATGTTGCACACGACCGTCTGCGCGTGTTTCATCTCCTGATCTTTCGTACTGGGATCAGAGGGAGCATCGAGCGAGCGATACATCTTCGGCTCGACTACGTGGTTCGACACTCCGTCCGCGCAGGCCCACTCGCCCACGCCAAAGTCCTTGCCACATTCCAGGCACTTCCATCGCTTTGTTGCCATCTTCATCTCCTCAGAAACGAGGGCCGAGACCGCTCCCGGCCCTCTTTGGTTTAGCTATACGCCGTTACGTCGAACATCCAGGCATGTTTCTTCTCATGCCTGATTTCCCACCCAAGTTGTGAGCGGTACTCATCGGTTCGAGTCGTGCTGCCATCCGGCAAGACGTTCTCGTATAGCTTAGTATCACCGATCAGGTTGTCTCCACCTCCTTGCAGGTAGCGAATCGCCACCGAAGGCAAGTCAATGGAGTAGGCATGGCTGGCAAAGCTGTTCGTACCGGATGGGTAGCCCACATCAGCCGTTCCCAAGCGGTAGTCGTTTGCCAGCAGGAACTCGCCAAGCGCCATCTCGAAGCGAGCGATCTTGACGCCAAATACCGTATCGCCCACCCGAGTCAGCAACTTGTTCTGCGAGAAATAATTGATGGCTGAGATGATCTTCGGAGCGCAAAGAAGCAGCTTCTGCTTCTCTCCGTAACGGAAGGCCGTCTCAGCAAAGGTGTTCCACGTGGTGATCGATGCCGTAGTTGAAGCATCGGTCTTGTTGGTGGCGATGCGCGAGAGCCATCCCATCGTTGTCCAGCGAGAACTGGGCAACGCCAAGGCGACGGAAGCGCGTGACCACAAGCCAGCCGCTTCGATTTCCGAACGATGACGTATGAGCGCCTTCACGAGTTGGAACTTTCGTTCCCCTTGTGGAGCGCCATACTGCTTGGTCGAAGCTGCCGTGTGCGTGACCTTCACCGGCGTCTTGAAGATTTGGGCATAGCTGACTTGCACGCTTTTCGACGTGTAACGCTGTTGCCCGATGTTGTCATCTTCCGCAAACGCCGAGGCAAGAATACGGAGCGAGCCAGTCGCGGAAATAGTATCTGCACCGCTCGAGCCGATACCTCGGGAGATGGTTAGTGTGTTGGTGGATACGGTAGTGACCAGGAAGACTTCCGGCGCGGCGTTAGAAGATGCTGCCTTGGGAACAGCAACAATATCGCCTACGCCGAATAAGGTTCCATCTGCCACCAGGATGTTTGTCGCCGCTGAGGAGTAATCGCTCGCTGCCGAGGATTGACCCCACAAGGAAACTTCCGTGTCTTCAACCCATTCAAACTTCGGGCCGATGGTCGGCTGTTTCCTCTTGGCTGCGTTGGTGAGGACAAACAACGGGGCCGCATCGGGCTCGAGCAATACCATCTGCTCGGACACGTCGCGGACGTTGGTCGTATCCGTCACCATCTGGTCGTAACTGCGTGCTACGGATAGTGCCACCTGTTAGCTCCTTTGGCCCTTACAGCCTGCCATGAAGCCGTTCCAAGGTGTCGTCATCGAAAATGTCCTGATTGGTTTGGAACTGGCTGGAGGCCTGTGCTGGTTGGGCATTTCTGGATTGCCCGGAGCCGAGATTGCCTGCGGAGCGCCGGACTTCAGCCCTCCGTTGATTCCTATTCAGCGCACCAGCAGCTTGCTGCAACAATTGCGGATTGACCTGACCCTTGATGGCTTGCGCGAGCATCCCATACTTCCGCATGGAGTTCTCCATCGGAGGCAAAGGCTTGCCCTGCCCATCGGTGAATTGCATCTCCTCGAATCCAGGTATCTTGGCCGCCGCGGCACGGAGACTTTGGCTGAATTGTTTGGTTCCGTAGGCTGGCAGGTCGGAGTACGTAGGATCAGAGTTGCGAACGCGATCCCAGGCCATTGCATAGGCAGAGCGTTCGTACATCTCACCGAAGCCCGGAAAGGCTTGCGACAGCTGAGGTGCCAGTTGCGCCTGAAGCAGATCCGGAATAAACGTCGTCATCATGTTCAGAGCGTATTTCGTCATGTGCTGCGTGAATTGCATGGCCTGCTGCGGAGGCACTTTCGCAATCTCCGCTTCAGGCACGCCGAAAGACCGCAAGAAGCCAGTATGGAAGTCCTTGGCGACCTGCGGATCAGTTCGTTGTGCAACCAATTGGTCCAGATTGGCGAAATACTGCTCACGGGTCAGTTGCGGCTGAGCGGGTTCCGGGGTTGGTTCCTGGACAGGCTCAGGTTCCGCGAATTGCTGCTCTTGCTGTTGCTGCTGAAGGTAAATATCCGAATTGATCTTGTCGATGACGAGTTGCTTGAGCTGTGGGTTAGCTAGCATGTTCTCGTCAAGGCCGTACCGCTGGCAGTAGCGCGAGAGCACTTCATCCGGGAAAATCTTGTCCTGCTCGGTGGGGAGCCAGTTCTCGACTTCTTCCGGCTGCTGCTCTATCTGCTGCTCGGGTTGTTCTTGGGTCGTCTCTTGAACTTCAGGTTGTTCGGCTACGGGCTGTTCGGCAACCTGCTGTTCTTGAGGTTCCCCAAGCAAGGACTCGGCGATTGCGTCCTGTGTGGGTGCTTCGGTTACATCGGCCATTACTTATCTCCCTTTGCTGGTGGGTCCAGCTTCGGTTTATGCACACGGTTGGTCCGTGGAACTTGTCGTATGGCGCAAGGATGAATCGCGAAGAAACGCGCTATCGCTAATTGAGGATCACTGTTTGGCTTCATCGAGTTTCTTGCGTGCGAAGATTTCCAGATCGCCCATCAGGTTCTCGTAAGCTTCGACCATCCCTGCAAATCTCGCTTCTTTCATGGTGTCGCGGCTCGGTTGACGAACGGCTCGTAATAGGCCAGCCATGTAAATGAGTTTCTGATGCTCGATAAAATCGAGCAGCGCGGGCCTGAGCAGCGGGTCGGAAACCGCGTCATGAAGTTGGCTTGCTTCCGCTAGGCCCAGCATTGCCCACTCCTTTGCTCATAGGAGTTTCCGGCTCATCGTCTACGGATTTGGAGGACATGAGATTGTCGGCATGATCGGCTGCCGTCGATAGCTTCTCAATACCCTTGAGTGTGTCGCCGATTTGCAGTTCTTGCATGAGGTCAGGCGTGACCTGTGCGCCTGCCGCCTGCAAGATTTGCGCCTGTGCCTGTGCCGGCAGTTCCGGCCATTTGATCGCCACCGTGGCGCTAACCTTAGGAGGCGGAGGCTGAGGAGGCTTGGGAGGCGGCACTGCCTTGTCGGGATCGATGCCGCGAATCGTGGTAGCAAAGAACTTCGCTGCGTAATATGGATCTACGACATTTGGCATCTGGCCGGCCATCTCGACTAGCTGCAACGCTCCCGTCCTGCGAATGTCATCGTCAATCGACAGCATGGACATGGCCGCAGGTTCCACCTGAATCTCCTGCTGCAGTTCCATGAAATCGATGTTGACGACGGAAGCCTTGCCGTACCGCTGCGAGAGACCGTCCACCAACTTGCTATATTTATCGCTGACCTCATAGGGCTGATAGTTGCCGTCCTCGCCAGTTTCAGGTTCGGTTTGTTGCAGCATCGCCAGCTTCTTTTCTCCCGTGTCCTTGAAATACCAGTTGAGCGAGTCCAGCTCGAACTGCGTCAAGGCGTCGGCAGACTTCGCCGCCAGAACTGCCGTCGTCGCTGTCTTTCCGGCCTGCGGATTAGCTTCCGTGCCCGATTCCACGTTGCTCAGGTTCGGCTCAGCCAGTCCCATCATCCTCATGTTCTGCGCTTCTTCTTCCGTGGCTCCCTGCAAGGCTGCGGCGTATTGCGCGACGTTTTCGATGAGTGGCTTGATGTTGTCTGGATTCCTGGTAATGAGCACCTTAAATAGTTGGCGGTCAAGCTGTTCGTCAGGAACGTCCTCAGCAGATTTGGCGAAGATGATAGGCCTCAGAATGTTCGAAACCAAGTCACGGCGCGATCCCACAATCGCGTTGTGAAGCAGCCAAAGGTGCCGGAGGAGTTGAGGGGTCGAATCTCCATAGGCTGAGAGCAAATCGAACATCGGTACCAGTTCGGTATAGCAGTATTTACCATAGAGGTCCCATGGATAGGGCATCTTGCCCAAGTAAACTTTCTCATTGCCGACCCACTCGATCCAAAACTGACCCTCCGCATCTTTCGTGTGGCATTCGAGAATGTCATAGCGTTTACCTCTGAGCAGCTTCGTCGGCCATAACGGAAGCGTCTGCCCCAATGAAGCGGTTCGCAATCTGGAGCGTAAATCGAATGGCTGCTGCTGATAGATCGGCTGCCAGGAAGGCATGTCCGCGAGTTCTTGAATAGCCTTGGGATCGAAGATGGGCAATTCCTGCTGCGTGTCAGGGTCCATGTACGTCTTGAGGGCCATCTTCTTGAGCCACACATCCGACTCGAAATAATCCTCGATGGCCCATCCAGAAACGTCCAGGTAAGCTGCCCCTGGCTCAAGGAAGAAGTCGCCAATGAACACGTTCTTGCAGACAGGCCCTTCGAACTGCGTCATACGCTGCGGGATTTGCGTTGTCTGACCGTATTTCGCCAGCGCTTGCGACATTTCGGCATCACTGAGTTCCGAGCCGCCTTCCTTTACCGCTGCCGATATGTCGTCATCGGATGCGCCCTGCAATCTCATCAATCCGCCACGATCCGCGGAATAGCTTTGGCCTTGCTGCGAGAATGAGCGGAAGAACTTGCGTTCTACTTCGACCGTATCCCAATAGAGTTTCGACACGGCATAGCCGAATGTCTGGCTGGATTGTACGGTCTTTCGGTGCTCCCGAGCCTCACCAGACTTGTCGAATTGCTGATAAGCCCATGCCGTGAGCCGTTCGCCTAGCTGCGTATCGCCTTCCGCAGGAACTGTGTAATTGATCTGGGGAGGCGAAGCCGTCAGCCGAGCCGTCTTGCGCCGGATGATGAGCGATAGTTCCGGCATAGCGACGTTCGTGCGCGTGCGATCCTCTTGCTCGGTGCCATCATTGCGCCGGGTCATAATCGGCTTGGTACGGCACTTCGAGGCGCGGTAAATATCCTCCCATTGATCCCAATAGTTGATTTGCGCGTAGCGTCTGGATTCATTGCGGCGATCCAGGATGTCAGCCACATTCTCAGGCGTGCGCTTCGATGCTCGGCGCTTGCTGGTGACAGATGCCCCTGATTGCTGCGGCATCTGCTGGCTGGTTCCAGGTATTTCAGCAGGCATTTAGTAGTTGATTCCCGACATGATCGGCTTCCAGTCGCTCTGTACTTTGCGGTGCGAAACGTATTCGAGCCCTGCCATCGCAAGGTACTTCAAACAATCCGTCAGATGGTTCCGTTTTGCCATGGGCTTGCCTGTGGGGTCTGCTCGCTCGGCCATGAGTGGCGTCAACTCCTGGAAGCGATTGGTCTTGAGTTCATGAATCAGTTCCGGGCAGCGATCCTGGAAGATGTGCAGCTTCGACTTTGGCCGGAAGTAGCCATCGGCCTGCTCAACATCCCGCGGCTTTAATAGCTGATTCACTGCCTCAATCCCTGCGTTGGTGTCCTTGATGCAATCCTCGAACGTCCAGTTCCCCAGCTCCTCGAATCGCTTCTGGAAGTTGTATTCCGGCTTGTCATCGAAGAACCCTTGGCCCATGGCTCTGGCTGCGTAGTCGATCACGCGCTTATAGATTTCTTCTGCCTGCGCTTCATTCTCAGGATTTTCACGGGACTCGAGCCAGCAGACGGTTTCGACGTACTGCTTGATGGAATAACGATTGTCGTCCTCCGGGATGTTTCCACGTTGTCCATAAATCTTAGAAGGCCACAACTCGCGGTAAGCCCAAGCATCTCCCCATTTGTCCACGGCCAGCCACAACCCGGCGTGTGGCACAACAGGGTGTGGATCGAGCGCAAAGTATCGAGTCCAAGAACGTGGTATAGCGAAGGAGGTTTCCAGCGTAGCTGCTTCGTCGAGCTGGTAAACAAGCGTTCCCAGCTTTGCACTAAAGTTGATTTCGTACTCTTGCTCGTAATCCGCTGCATTGGTCATCGTCGCTTTCTGCCGAGCCGCCCATTCCTTGGTCTTGGCTTCGTCGGCTGAATAGTGCAAGCGCAGAATCCGTATGCCGTGCGGATTGACCCACGACTGCATCCCGCGATAGGGAAACTCGACGTTCATGCCTTCGCTACGTCTCCATGCCCGACTTCATCACAGGAATCGATCACGAGTGTTCCAGGCTTCTTCAGCGTCGAGCTGGCGTTGATAACCGTGAGCAATGAGTTGTAATCGTTGGCAGTGGCCTCGAGAAAGGCATGATGCGGACCATCTAGGGTATCAGGGCTTGTTGTCGCGCCGGTCACCCAGTGGAAAATGACCTTGTAAACCTTGAGTACGGTAGCCATTAAAACTCACCGAAAAAGGCAGCGCCTTTTCCCTTTCGTTGAGGTTTGTGCGTAGCGACAGCGTTTCCGGTTACTGGATTCTGGTTGTGCGGCCCGATTCGCGCTCCTGGAGGAGGCGTGTATTCCTGCTGGCCAATCTGTGGGCCCACGAGATTGGCATTAGCGTTATTCTGAACCGGAGTAAAACTGCCAGCCGCATTGCCTTTTCCCGTAGGCGATGATGGCCGATTCGCTACCCTGGCGAGGCCATGCATCGGCGGATGCGCGGGCGTGTGGTCTGGCGGTCCATTGGTAGGCCGCGGTGCCATGCCTTTGCCGCTCGTGCCCACATTTGGATTATGTGGTCCCTTCTGCGGGAACCGATGGCTACCGGGCTTAGAGATCTTCGGTGCGACCTTATTCGCCATAAAAAGCGGCTCCCCTCTTGGACTTGAAGCCTGATACGGTGCCAGCCTTGCGCTTGGGTGGGGGCCATCCCATCTTCCCGCCAATCTGCCCCGATTGATTGGGCATCTTCGATTGGCCGATAGGCCCACCCTGTGGCAATGCCTTCGCGCCTGGACTCTGATGCGTCAGTCCAGAAGCAACGTGTGGTTCCGTGGTGGAGATGCCACCCGATGCCTTACCGCTAGGAGGAGATTGCGCGGTCGAGTTCTGGTTGCCGAATGGCTCCGGAGGCCGCAAGACCATCTTCTGCGCCACTCTAGACGTATCGGCTTGATTGCCGAGTACTGGAGCCTTTGGAGCCATCGCCGTGTTCGTTCCAGTGATGGGCTGTCCCTTCTTTTTGATCATAGTTTGACCTCGCGCACTTCTCCCGCCTTTCCCCCGATCATCGGAACCTTCTTGGCATCGCCACCCTTCTTGGCGTAGTCCCAGGCCAGCGAATGCTGCGAATGCCCCACTACCACATCTCCAGGCTTGAGGCCCTTTGTAAACTTCGAATAGCGATTCAGCACGTCATTCTTCGACTCTCCGCCCGGTATCTGGCGATCTGGACGCGAGCTAAAGAAATCAAGTACGGGCTTGATCGAACTGGTCTTTGCGCCAGACATATGGGCCACGTCCCAAGGCGTAAGTTCCTCATGCACCGTAATCGGTGCTCCCGTATGCTCACTGATAGCTTGTGCAGTCTGTCTCGCTCTAAGGCGGGGAGAAGAATGGATTCGCTTAATCCCCTTGTTCTTAAAGCTCTTAGCAATCTGTCGAGCCTGTTGCCTGCCGCTATCAGATAAGGGGGGATCGAGTTTGCCATGAATCCGGCCTTCCTGATCCATGCGAGTCTCTGGATGAGTCACTAGCCACACCTTAGACATCGCGCGGATCACCGTACAGCCAAGTTCGCTTATCTGCGCCTTCGAGATATTCGCATACGCCGCACTTGAAGGCGATTACCTGATGATTCCTGGGCTGGTAGTAGTTGCAGCAGCCACGCTCTTTGCTCACGCCGCCTTTGACTGCAACCTTCGAGCAGTCGCCATCTTTCTTTGCGCCTGTCAGTTCCATGTAGTCAGCGGCTTTCGAGCTGAGCTTTGGCATTTCGCACCAGCGCGTGAATCGTCCAAACGGATACACTGAACCTAACTGCTACGTGTTTCATTGGCACATCGTGAATCAGCACGAGTTCAGCGGCCTTGCGCTGCTGATCGGTGGCAAGGATGGTCTTGCGCCCGTTTTTCATCGAATCGTCACTCCGCTGCCGATGGTCACGTTAGAAACACTTCCATGCGCTGCCCGTAGAGAATGCCAGCGCGACTACACCCGTTCCGCCGTTATCGACGCACGTCTGCCCTTCCGCTGCAATGGCCGTGGAGTTCGTGACTTGCCGCACCCATCCTGCATTGCCAGCCGCAGCATTAGGCAGAGAATTTACCGTCTGCGTTGTGAGTTCTAACGTCTTCATCGCCATTGCGCCATTCACGTTGCCGACTCCAAGGGCATTGTCACCGACTGCCCAGGTATCGGCTGCGAGGCGACTTAGGTTCGCATCGAAATTCACCAAATCAGAGAAAATCTGCGGGCAGCCAAGTCCCCCGGCACCGCCGAGGCAAACATTCCCGATGTTGGGCCACACTGGAACCATGGATTGAACGGCCGCAGGAACGAAATTTGTGTATCCCGCGTAGGTAGCAGACATTCGGTTGTCGCGGCCCTTGTTATTCAATTGTCCTGCAATATTGTTCTGAATCACAGGATCATGGTCCAAGCTGGGGATGACTTCCGATAAGGTATTATTGCTGACGATTGTGTTTGCGATGACAGAGGTGTTAGTGGTTGGGACCATGAAATCATTGACTGCGTGCAAATCAGCTTCATTGTTTTCTACGGTGAGCCCCTCGATTAGAAACGTGGGAGCGTACCCGCCAGCAGGATCGCCATACTGAATGACTCCCGTGCTCACAGTAGCCTGTGGGGCCTCGAAGCTGTTGCCGACAATATCGGTATCAATGGACTGGGAACCAATACGAACATCGGGCTGGAACCAGTTCAGGTTGTTGTTCTTGATCTGCGACTTGATGCCTGCTGCCCATACGCCGATTCCAGCGTTGTCGGCGGAAGAACCGCCTTCCATGTTCATCATCCCAGGCGGCATCGCGGCATAGCCCCAGTTGTCGATAAATCTCAATTGCGAACTGATAGCACCACCTGAACCAGGGTCCACCCGAAGCATGTTGTGAACAGCATTGTCGATGTCGATGAAGGTATTTCCCTGGACGAGCGGATCATCTACTTCGCCGTTAAAGTAAATCCCAAACACGTTGTTCGTGCCGCCCCAGTTCAGAAACGTGTTATTCAGAATACGGGGAGCTAAAACCAAGTTGTTGACATAGATGCCTTCAGTCATCATAGCCCCGCCTGTAAATCTACATCCCTGAACCACGTAAGTCGTCTGGTAGGTCGAGCCGGTTAATGTCGTTGGGCCGAGATCGACGGCGTGCGCTGAGCCCGTATAGTCGAGCGTCACGCCAGGATCGCATCTAATCGTCGTTGGGATCGTCGGGTGAATCCCGGCACTGTAGTTGTACTGGCATTGTTTGCCCGTTTCGCACGTGAAATAAACCGTGGGAATGCCGCTGGTGATCGCATTCGATGCCGTAAACACAGAGGCAAGAGCGGTAGCGTTATCGGTGCTGGCATCGGCTACGGCACCATAAGCCGTTACGTTGAACACAGGCACGTTGGCAGCCGTGAGCGTCGTAAACGTCCCTGCCGCTGGCGTCGTACCGCCGATGGCACCGGGAGAGGGAATCGACGTTGCCGTAAGCGCCCCGGTAGACACTGCCTCCGTGGTGGAAACCGTCGTGGCGTTATCGCTCAGTGAGGAGCACGTAGTCAGCGCAGTTGCACCCGATGCCTTCGGGATACAGTTCGCTGTTTGGCCGGAAACCGTACCGCTTCCTGTTCCAGTTCCCTGCTTCGTCCAAGTACAAGTGCTCTGCGCCGGCCCAGGTGGGCGAGTTACTGTAGTGCAGATGTAAACATCATTCGTGCTCGTATCGATGTAGATCGTCCCAATGCGCTGCGCGATTGCCCCTTGCGGCACGCCAGATCCAGCTATCGGTGCAGGCGCATTCTCCTGTTGCGCGAAGGCACCAATCGCACACGCTAGGATGATGCATAAGATGCCAAGTATGAGTAACTTACGTTTCACCATAAAAAGCCTTTTTCCCCTTCGCTTGGTACTCCTTCTTGCCGCCTGCCGCAGCTCGCTTCTCGCTGAGCATGATCGCTACAGCCTGCTTCTGCGATTTTACAGGCTTACCTGAGCCACCGGATTTGAGCTTGCCAGCGCCCCACTTGTGCATTACTTCATTCCATGGCATCCGGACGCTCCTTGTAGACAGGCTTGACTGGCTTGGGAATCGGCTTCTCTCGAAGCATCTGGAAGCGAACGTAGGCCCCTATTCGCTTGGGAACAAGACCTGAGCGATCCTTGACAAACAGAGTGAGACGCTGCGACTCCGGTGCGCCAATCGGCACAACCAGTCTGCCGCCAATAGCAAGCTGCTCCTCCCATGCACGAGGTATGTCTAAAATGCCACAGGTAGCCACAATCGCCGTAAACGGCGCATGTTCTGGCAATCCAAGCCTGCCATCGCCTGGGTAAAGGAAGATGTAATCGCCTATCGCCTTGGTCGTATCGATCCAGGGCTCACATTCGATGGAATAGACCTTGCAGCCGAAGCCGGCGAATACGCCTGTCTGGAAGCCGCTCCCTGTGCCAATTTCGAGCACAATGTCTTCTGGGTTGAGTTCGAGCAGCTCGAGCATAACGCGCGTTACTGCCTCACTGGGGATCGATCGCTTGCCGTCAAACGTCGTCGGGATTACTTGCATGAATATGCGCGGCGATCAAAACCAAGTTACTGGACCCGATAAAAAGCGGTAATTCTATACATTTATGCAGGAAAGTAGCATCTATTCGCATACTTATGCGGTGCATTCCTCCCCGAACCACCCAGGACCGGCGCTAGAGATCGCAATGATTTGCTTCGCAACAGGCTGCGCTGCGTTGTAGCACTGCTCTGCTTCTGGTAGGAATGCGGCCTCATCCATGATGTACAGCGTCGGGTGATACATACGAATCTTGCTTTCCCCCTTGGGAATACCGAACAGTCGTCCACCGTCTGCAAATTCGACAGAAAGTTGAGATGGTTCCGTCTTTAGGGGATGTAATGCGCGCAAGAACGACGCCTGGTTGCGATAAAGACACTCCGCATACGACACAAGACGTTTGGCCTTCTCCTCCGATTCGGTCTGCACGATCACTTCGCTCTTGAACCATTGGGCTTGATGGGTAGCGTAAATCATTACGCTCCATGAGGTTAGCATCTCTCTTGTTTTCGGGACAAAGAGACGAGGTTCCGTCCTAAAAGCTGTGAATAAAGGCTCAAAATAGCCCTTTCGAGGGAAAGGGGCACGGAACTCAAGTCCTTGCTCGATATAGTGCGGGTTCTCTGTGGCGGTATAGTTTTGGGCCCAGTACAGGGCGTCTCGTTTACATCGCTCATTCCGAATGGCTTCCAATGTTTGCTGACTGAAGAAGTCTTTCAACTTCGAGTAGTTCTTCGGCGGTGAGCTTTGCGGGGTCGAAAATGGTGTGTTCGATTCTTCCATCAACCTTCATCTCGCGCTTATCGGTCTGATCTAGCCATTGTTTGCCGAGCCAGATCTGCATGGTCACATTGTTATCGACCATAGCTGCTTTGAATTGTTTGGCTTGCAGGCACCCATTACGAAAAGCATAGCCTTTTCTTAAGGCGTCTGAATAATTGCGATAAAGCGTGTCTTGGGCAACATCGAAATAGTCTGCAACGAACTCAACCGTAAACCCTTTACCGATCATGCGAGCGATCTTTTCAGGATCCAGGATTATGCGAGGACGGCCAAGCTGATGTTCAGGCAAGTTGCATTACCATCGGGCCATGAGGACCGGATTTGATCTTCTTCCATTCGCATTTCTGATTGTTTGAGAAATCGACTTTTTGGCGACGGGCATTCAGCCTGAGTTTTTCTCTGGCGAGTTTCGACGGCGAAGCAATCGACTTGTTCAAGGAGTTAGACTGGTCCCGTCAGTGCGAAACTGTAGACGCACGGAGTCTGTGCTTATTCCCGAACCATTGTCAAGGGATTTCCCTACTAATTGTGGTGCTCGAATCGAGCCACTATATTTTGTGTCTTGACACGTTCCCCCATGCTGGTGGTACAGTGTGCTGCATGGTCGAGCCTAAAACAAAGACGAGTCACTTGCAGGTTTGCAGTCGATGCGGGCATAGCTGGTATGCGAAAGTGTGGCGACCGGTGCGTTGTCCGAAGTGCTTTTCCCCCTACTGGAATAAGCCACGAAAGGATGCTGCCAAATGACCGAAATCAAGCGCAGTCTTGCCGCAGTGCTCGAAAAGGAAAGAGCGCAGGAGGAGTGATGTGCGACCTCAAAGCAGAGGATGAGGAGTATTTCTTGCGGAATTGGCTACGAATGCCAAGACGCGAACCTTTGACGTGGGTCACTATGTCAGTTTGCACATTGGCCGCTGGGACAAACCGTTTCAGGTGCTAAAGCAAGCGGCTTAATCTCGCCGTACACCGTCTCCTAGGTTAAGGCGGGCGCGACTGGTGGTACCAGTCTACGGGCAGTGCGTAAGCTGCCCCATTACAAGGAGTTGTGATGGATTCGAAAACAGCCAGTTGTGACAAGCTCGTATGCCCGAAATGTTCATCGAAGGACATTCGCACCAACCGTAATGGTGAATCCTGGTGCCGCAGGTGCGGGGCCTCGTTCACTCGAAAGGAGAAGCCATGACCGAACTCAAGCGCAGTCTTACCCTGGCAGATATCGACGCTGCCGAACGCAAATGGCGCGAATTACTCGAAGCCAAGCTCAAGCGCGAACTGGACGCGACCGTTGCCGAAGCTGAGCAGCAAGTCGATGATGCGATGTGGCGAGCCAGGTTTAAGCTCGACGAAGCCTATCAGCGTGACATGGAAGCGCAAAGCGGTTGCTACGACCCGGAGGCAGAATGAACCCTAAGCGCCTCCAGCAACAGTGGTGGGACAGCTACGAACACGAACAAAGGGCTTTGCAAGCTGCGAACTGCTGGGAAGCAAGAATGGCGATGCAGAGGCGCGAAGATCGCCGCCAAAGGCGTATCAACTGGCTGCTATGGATTGCCAGCGCGATTCTGTGGGGTGCGACGCTGTACATGCTGCTGGAGTATGTGAGGGGATGATGGCGGCCCGAGGGACCGAAATGAGCGACACAATCCCGACCGATGACTTCTTATTGTGGTTCAGCAAGGTTTACCTTCGACGCTTCCCGCAATTGGCTACCGATGCCCAATATGAACATTTGGCCGCGAAACTGAAAGAGGCGCTCGAATTGTATGTTATCGAGCAATCCCTGACGAAAGAATCGAAATGAAAAAACTCCTGCTGCGCTACTTCTATCCACGATGGAAGCCCGAGACCAAGCAATCTGAAATCACTCGCAGAATGAAGGCCTTGAGGACGAAATGAGCATGGATTACAAAGAAGATATTCAGCGCATCTTCGAAGAATTGTGTCGAAAACGATACGCTGCTGACTATTGGGAACTATCGCAAGACACACAATTTAAGCTCTACAGCGAAGCCCAATCTCTCTATATCGATCGCATGGCTGATCAAGCCGATTACCTGCGAAAAGCAGAAAGGGAAAAGGGAGCCTGAAATGCCCGACAACGAAGTGAAGACTGTCGATTCCGAAGCGATTCAAGTCGCTCAGCCAATGGTTCCAGTGCGCGAACGTGCCTCGGTGCTCCTCGCGCCTGTCATGGACCTGGCTGTGGCTCGAAAGCGACTCGCTGAGTTTCAAGAGTTCGTGAGGGATTACATGGAGGAAGGTACCGACTATGGCACGATCCCCGGAACTCCTAAACCGACACTTTACAAGCCTGGTGCCGATAAGCTCTGTGAACTATACGGTTTATCCGACGATTACATTATCCTCACGCAAGTTGAAAACTTTGCCGCCGAACCTGCTCTTTTCGATTACACCATCAAATGCATCTTGCGATCCCGCCGTGATGACAGTCTCGTGTCCACTGGTTTGGGTTCTTGTTCGTCCTACGAAAGCAAATACAAGTACCGCGAAACGAAGCGCAAGTGCCCAGTCTGCAATCAGGAAACCGTCATCAAAGGCAAAGAAGAATACGGCGGCGGCTGGCTCTGCTGGAAGAAAGTAGGCAAATCAGACGGCTGTGGAATGAAATGGCCCGATGGGGCCAAGGAAATCGAATCGCAACCCGCTGGCAAGCAACTCAATGACGATATACCGACACTCAAGAATACCATCCTCAAGATGGCGAAAAAGCGGGCGAAGGTCGATGCCACACTCGCCGCTACCCGGTCCTCTGGCATCTTTACCCAAGACATCGAGGACTTCGATAACGGTCAGCCCGAAGGTTCGCGTGTTGCTGCCCAAGCCGTCGCTAAAGCTAAAATCGAGCAACACGTCAAAGCAAATGGCACACCCATCTTGACCTTTACGCCGACCCTGGCAGGCATGACTTACGTTTCCGGCAACGAAGCCCTGGCCCTGCTCAAGGTCGAAATCCCTGAAGACGACAAAAAGAAGATCATCTGGATGCCCAAAGATAAGAAAAACGCCATCCCTAACGATTTCGTCGATAGGCTCGCTACGCTCTGTGCCGAGCATGGTATCGACGCCAAGCTTGCAGTCGCAGCGCCAGGGACAGTGGAAGCCCCTTCTTCTGCTGTCCCTACCATTCGATCCGTCACCAAAGGCGAAACCGCCAAGCATCAGCCCTACCTCACCGTTGCCTGGGGCACCGATGCGATCGCTATGTCCGGAAAGTGCTTCGACAAGAAATTGTTCAAATACATCGAAGATGGGCTCAAGAAGCCCGTCGAGTTCGTCACCCAAAAGAGCAAAGACGGCAAGTACACGAACATAACGGGCATCGTTAAGATCGGCACCACGACCTTTTCGCTCAACCAGGACAACGAATATCTTCCTGATTTGATGCGCGATCCGCCGCCGATTGAGGACAGCGATTTGCCAGAGGTGCTTTTCGAGCCATGATGAACTACGTCTGCATGTATTGTCGAGGCGAACTGTTCGAGCATGAGGAGCACATTTGTCCGGTTGGCTCCTATGCCACGCTCAAGGTAAGCCGAGCCACGTGGGATTTGTTCCTTTTGCGAGCGGAAGCGATTATCAGAGTCTTAGAAGAAGAACCCGGCGACGTGGGGTACGAATTGACTAGGGCGCAGCGAGTGAAGGCCTTCGAGATCATGCTTGGCCTGCTCGATGTGCCCGATGAGATCCTTCGAGACTGGCTAGAGTCAGGGGAGCGAAGATGATTGGCAAATGCAAGTTCTGCGGCGACGACCTCGATGCCCTGAATCCAATGGCGAATATCGCGCCACATCGAGATGGCTCTTGCAACCCAATGAACCGATTAGCAGCGATCTTTCTCAGGATGAACAAGGAAACCAAATCGCCCTTCGATGAACTCGTGCAAGATGCGCTAGAGGATATTTTCGAGGAGCTATGCCGCATTGCTAAAAGCTGACCAACCAATTCGATTGAAGGGACGTGCTATGAGCCAGTTGCGCGAGCGTGTGTTCGCACGCGACAAGGGTTGCGTCGATGCTGGCAAAATAATGAAGCCTGGATTGGTCTTGGACGATCACCCAGGGGTCTCCGCTCCCGTCGTCTATTCCTGTGCCGGGCCGCTCGAGCTCTCGCACGACAAACCGCGATCCCTTGGCGGCGAAGATACCGAGGAAAACTGTTACGTTCGTTGCCAAAGGCATCATCGGCTGCGCGATCTTCACGGAATGCCAGGACACTTTTAAGGAGAATAAATGCCTACGATCATCGAAGAACGACTCAAGAAGTTTGAGAAGTGGTCTCTCAAGCAAGGCGCTCACTCGCCAGATTCTACCTTCTGTGTAATGGAAGCTGTGGCCTATGTCTCTGGCGAAGCATGGAGCGATCATCCCGAGTGTGCCTGTCCGATTATTTCGGCATTTTTGCGAAATTGGAATGATGCGCTTCCGAGCGATGGCGAACGAGACAGACTCCTCAAACCTCTAATTCCGCTGCTAGTCAATACGCGTAATAAAAAGCTTGAACTGAAACGCGGCTTAATGGCGGCAGATTGGTTGATTAGAGTTCACACACCAGCATGGTTGCGATTGGCTGGCCTCATAAAACAGGCTGAATCTTTGGAGCAGATGCCAGAAATTACGGCAATGAAGAAATTCCCTTCGATTCGAGGACCATTGGAAGCAATTCGACAAGATTCGGACGCTGCCTGGGACGCTGCCTGGGCCGCTGCCTGGGACGCTGCCGGGGCCGCTGCCGGGGCCGCTGCCTGGGACGCTGCCTGGGCCGCTGCCTGGGCCGCTGCCTGGGCCGCTGCCTGGGCCGCTGCCAGGGCCGCTGCCGGGGCCGCTGCCGGGAAGAAGCTCGCACCTACGGTGCTTGCTTTGCAGCAATCAGCGCTCGAACTCGTTCATCGCATGATTGATGCGAAATAATCATGAGCGCTAGCCACACAGCGAGGCGTGCCGGCGAGTCCGCGAACGAAAAAATAGTAGTTCGACGATACACAGTGGACATTTGCGACCCATGCATGAAGCTCGAAGGCTCTGAATGTCACACTCCAGAATGCATCTTCTTTCTCTGTGGAATGAAGGAAGTTGGCGCTTTCCTAGATCGCTCATTGATTCGGCCAGTGATAGACGGCGAACGAATAGAAAATCTGCAAAAGGATGCGCCAGTCACAGCCCCCTGGGACCTAGTGAATCCGCACAAACTGGGGTTCTGCTGTCGATTCGCTTCGAATCAAACTTGTATGGGATGCGGCGATGCCACAAATGGCGATCCACTCCCATGAAAATACCCCTGGACAAGCCGAGGTGGTTCGTGGTAATTGAAGTGTCGAATCGGGCGCATCTGAGTCCACCGGGGGCCGGTACTTGCACTACCGGTCCTCTCTCTCGTGCAAGGGGAGAGCATTTCCTCCTACATTCAGTTACGACGCGGTTTAATCGAACATATCGAATCAGGAAAGATGTCTGCCGACGAATTTGGGGCCTATGTGCTCATCATCCTCAAAGCGGATTATCGGACGGGTGTGTGGATGGGTAGCGGAGTGGCATTGGCCGAGTCATTGCATTGCGAGGTCCGCAAAGCGCAACACCTGCTTCGCCGTCTTACGAAAAAAGGCTATATCGCCAGCGGCAATAATCGGGGCACGCGAGGCAATTATCCGATCATCGTCCAGCGATATTTCAATGCGTCAAAAGGAACCTACCATACCCAATCCAAAGATGTGCCAAATGACGCTTTAATGCGACAAAAGGAACACACTCTTAAAGAAGTACATCTTCAAGAAGTAGGAAAGAAGCAATTCTCCGGTCCTGCCTACGTAGGGAGAGGCCCCGGAGAGGACATGGGATTCAAGTGTCATCGATGCAGGGAGGTATTCAGGACTCATGGAGCCTTATGTTCCCACGGATGTCTGTCCAAGGTGCAATAGAGCGTTAGTCGAGGTGCCAGTGACGGCGGAGTGTCGCCCACACTTCGAATGCCATAAGTGCAAGCAAGTCTATGTGCCCCACGAGGGCTGCAAGAATCACGTAATGAACGGGCTGCACATCTGTGAGCATGTGCCCGAACACGTAGTTCGAAAAGGAGGAGCATGAGCGGCCCAGAGCAAAGCGGAGCGAAGATCAAGGCTGAAGTGTTGGAGCGTTACAAAAGACTGCGAGGGATGAAATGAAATACCGCAAAAAGCCTGTCGTGATCGACGCCACTCAATGGTTTAGGAATGGCGACCATCCCAACGATTACAGCGAAGACACGCAAGGATTCGAAAAGGGCGAACTGCGTACTTTTAGCGGTGAGTACCGAAGAAGCGCACATTGGGAAGGCAGCATCGTGCGGTATTTTCGTCGCCCGGATGTCGAGGGTGGAACGACTTGCCGACACTGCAACCGCATCATGAACGCTCACGGCTGGATTGATACCAAAGAAGGCGGTCACATCGTCTGCCCTGGAGATTGGATTATTACGGGGATCGCAGGCGAACGATACCCCTGTAAACCGGATATCTTCGAAGCGACCTATGAGCGTGTCGAGTGAACGCGCTTCGCGTTCGAACCCTTAGCGGAGCGAAGATCCGCAAGGAAGTTTTAGAGCGTTATCGAAAACTGAGAGGACTGAAATGAGCAATCTACCGAAGATATTCGTGTTCGTGGATAAGAACAATCATGCTTGGGGTCGAGATTATGTAGCTATGGCAGTTTCACAGGACGGCTACCTACTCGCAAGTCACATTTCCAGTTCTGAATCTTGGGCGAGGCACGATATGGGACTTGGAAGCGACTGGAAGCATGAGCTTTACGATATTAAGTATCCGAATGGCTACCAGCTTGAATGGGTGGAAGATCCTGACTCGCATCAGGGATTGCTCGAAGCCCAACGGATGGTTAAAAACCGCCACGACGAGGGGAAGGCGAAGCCTTCGAACCCGTAGCGATTGCGAGGCATAAAGTGACCTGCAAGGAGAAAACGTGAACAAAAAGAAGCAAGTCATCAACAAGATTCTTGATCGTCAGATTTTGGTTAGCTTTAACCACGGCGTTGCCATCATGTTGGATGGGCGTGCCATCTCAGTCGGTTGCGCCATTTGCGCGGAATTGTTCCAAGCGGAGACCTCGATTGCGCCAAAGGACAAGATTTCTTCTGGCGAAGCCATATCGAATGCTGAGAAGCTGACTCTTGACTTCCCGTTATTCCTCAAAGTGATCTCGCTGGCTGATGGGAAGCTGCTCGATAAGCCCGTTGAGATCATGGTGAAGTGGAACAACATTAGCGCGATCTGCACTTTGCATGCGGATGACATCGAGTGATCTGCAAGCTAAAGCTCGTCACCGAGGTACGACACGATGGCTAAGCCAGCCAAAAAGGGTAGCCGGCGAGTCCGCGAGCGAGGAGAGTAATGAGCTACGAAAACACAACCGTTCCAGTGGCGCGAAGCCAGCAAATGCTCAGGGAACTACTTCTCAGGCACGAAGGCGGGAGCGTGGCATTTGTCTCTGATCCTCCCAAGGAAGGCTTTCATGCTCTCGTGCCGATTGACGGCAAGACCTACAACATCCGGGTTATGGCGGTGATGAAGAAAATCGAGGCAAGGCACATCAAGGGGCGCTATTACCGGGGACGGTGGATTCCGCCTCGGACAGACAGGGAAGCACAGGAGCGCGAGGTGCAACGTATTTGGCGGGTGCTGTTTTATCACATGAAGGGTATTTTCGAGGCTGCCGATTCCGGTGTCATGGAGTTTCGGGAGATGATGCTGCCCTACATCGTCACCAAGGACGGTTCCACAGTCGGAGAGCACATCCTTCCGAAACTCGATCAGGCGCTCGCAGGCCGACCCGATAGGCTACTGCCCCAAACAGCAAGTTGAACGCCGGAGGCGTTCGTACCATGACCTGTCCCTTAAAGCTCGTCACCTACCGGAAAAAGCATGGCGCTGTCCAAGCCATCCAGAGGGTAGGCGGGAAACTTGGACCGCTCACGGTCGTGCGCTGCCAGTCCTGTAAGGGGTTCCATGTCATACGACGAGAACGCTAAAAAGAGAGTCGAAGCCGAACCTTGCCGATGTGTCTCCTGTGGTGCCTGTAATGGCTCAGGGCAAATGATGGTTCAGCAAACTCGCTATCCAGAAGAAGATTTAGAGACTTGTGATTGCTGTAGCGGTACGGGCATTGTCGAAGTCTGTGACCGCTGCGAACTTCTCGAAGAAATGTACTGGAACCCAGGAAACGCGAAGCGTTTCGATCCCAGGGGTTCCATGTGATTCGAAAGGAGCAACCATGAGCGAGCAAGAGAAGCTATTTGGCCCGAGCGACCCTAATTGGTTCGAGCCTGACGAGGATTGCCCCGAATGTGGCGGCGAGGGCTTCGTTCTGCGCGATTGCTTCGAGGATACCTGCTGCTGCGCTGACCCAGAGACCCAACACGGATACAAGCGATGCCCAATGTGCGGAGGGAACGCGTAAGCGTTCGAAACCATGACCCTCAAACAGTATTTCTCCCGGCCCGATACTCCGAAGATCCTCTGCACCTGTGGGCACGAACAACGGCTGCACGGCAATCGTGGCAAGGATGATTGCCTTCAGACCGTCGAAGGCTTTCAGTTCTGTTCATGCAAGCAGTTCAAGCTCGAACATAAGCCTAGTAAACACAGTGGATTAGGAAGAAAACCGGTCAGCGAAACGGCAATGTCGCACGCCGAAAGACAGCGCAAATATCGAGAGCGCATTTCGTCACGGAGTCTAGATACACATGACATCGAAAAGTGACAAAATAAACCCAATGGAATCAATGCGCCACAGACCACTTTTTTCGAGTCTAGGACTTTTCGCCCTGTGGGTACTTCTAGGACCGCTCGCCGGGTGCGCCCCAGCTGTCGGGGCGCAACTGTCGAAAAGTGGTGCCATTGACCCTCCCCCGCCGACTAGTCTGACCGTGCATGTGACTGGCTGGGCCTTGCAGTTCAAGGACGATCAGGGCAATCTGACTAGCCAGCAGGCGTTCGTGTTCTTCCCGACCACGCTAGGCGGTCCCGATCCCGTCGATACCAACCCTGGCGACGTGCAGCAATTCGGCTCAGGGTTGACCTTCACGCTCGAAAGCTACTGTATCGGGCTACAGTGCTCCTGGAACCCCCTGTACGGCCCCGACAGCGGCCCCTCGTTCGCCGTGCCCTTCGACGGCGATGTGAAACTGACCGATGTGGGAGGCTTCGTGTCGGGCTTGCCATTCCAGATCACAGGGGCTACGAACACGATTAACCCGACTTCACGCACGGACATGATGGGTGAGTTTAACTGGCTGAATACGAGTTTGCCGTGACGGAAGCGCAGCAGGACGTATGTGCGGATAGAGAAAATGGAATAAAGTGCTGACCATTTTCGTGAGGTCACGCACATGGTGGGGTGAGCAATGGCAACTGAGTTGAGAAAGAAGTGCCTCCATGTTACCGGATATGTTGAACCGTGCGCCGAGGATGAAGGTCATGACGGCAGGCATGAAATCGACAAAGTGGTCAGCTTGCGCCGGGAACTCGCCTCGCGCGAAGAACTGGTTCGACAGTTGCGATGGGCCTTGGAACAGTCTGAGGCTGAGATTCGCAGATTTGCCGTTTACATGTGCGATGAATGTGAAGCGGAGGACGCTGGCGTGCTTTTAGACTATGCCGCCGATAAGGTGCGTGACCACGCGAAACTCGCCCTGCTCGCAGCGAGCGCCACGCCTGCGACGAAGGGGACGAAGTGAGCGATGCACGATTTGTCGGCAAGGGCGATTCACTTGGCAAGTTCATCGAAGAATGCGGTGAAGCCTTGGCTGCCGCTGGCAAGTGGGTGCGCTTTGGCCCGGACTCGTATAACCCGCTCCCAGGCGCGTCGAAGGAAACAAATCGGCAATGGCTGAGACGTGAAGTCGAGGACCTAGAAGAAGCGATATTCCTGCTCAAGAAACGGATGGGGTGGGAACTGCCAACGATGAGCGCCACGCCCAAGGAGGGAAGCAAGTGATGGCACTGAGCGAAGCTGAGTTGGTGGCGAATCTAAAAAGGGCTGGCTTTGGTGGAATTGCGATTACGCGACTACTGCCCATCATTGCCGCCGAGCGGGAGCGCGCCGTGAAGGATGCGCTGGCGTCGATTGCCAGGGAGTGTGATCGACACGCAGAATTCTGCAAGCGCGAGGCCGACAAAGGTGGAAATCGTGAGCATATGATGGCTCGCTACGCAGAAGCGAATTACTTAGCACAATTCACTCGTCGCTCGCTCGCCGCACTCGGCAAGGAGAACTCGACTGCCACGTAAACCGACAGAAGCGGAACTGCTCTTAGCCCTGCACATGCGCGAATTGGGCTTCGAGATCGAAACTGAGTACCAGTTCGCTCGCCCGCGGAAGTTTCGCTTCGACGTGTACCTGGTGCGAGATAAGTTTGGATGCGACGTTCGCGTGGGGCTTGAAGCTGACGGCGGTAGATATGCGCGAGGCCATCGCAGCGCACGCGACACCGATTCGAACAACGAGAAGTTCAGGCTAGCGCAGCTTTTAGGCTATAGAATCCTGCCGTTTACGAACGAGGAAGTGCTGCGCGGCGAAGCCAAAGAGCTGATCCGCGAGTGGTTCTGCCGATGAAGCCTTATTTCGAGGAAGATGGCATTACGATCTACTTGGGCGATTGCAGGGAAGTGCTGCCGCAGCTCGAGGTCAATTCAATAGACATGATTTTGACTGACCCGCCATACGACAGAGATTCAGTCTGGATATATGGCGAGATTGCGAAACATGGCCGTGAGTTGCTCAAAGAAAAAGCGTTTTGCTATGCCTACTGTGGAGCAGATTCACTACCAGAAGTCGTGGCGATAATGAAGCCACATCTCTACTGGTTCTGGCTGTTTACGATTGCCCACAACGGGGCGCATCCTCGAGTCTGGAATAAGTGTCTTATGGTGGCCGAGAAGCCAGTTCTGGCATGGACAAACGGCATTGTTTCTCAGAATGACCTTGAGTGGATCTGTACCGATTGGGTGTCGGAAAATGGTGACAAGCTGTACCACGAATGGGGACAAAACATAGGGTTCGCGCTCGAGCATATCCAGAAGCGCACAAAAGAATCGGCACTAATTCTGGACCCTTGCAGCGGTGGCGGCACTACGCTTCGCGCCGCCAAGGACTTAGGCCGTCGCGCCATCGGCATCGAAATTGAAGAAAAGTATTGCGAAATTGCCGCAAAACGACTGAGCCAAAAGGTGTTCAAGTTTTAATCCGAATTCGGCCATGCTAGGTTCTCGGTAACTTGGTCCAGTTCCGCGAGTGTGATGTTCTCGGATACGCCAAGGGCTGCCGCTACATTCTTCGCCCAATTGGGATCTCCCCCACTGTACGTCATTCCCATTTCTGCCAGCGTCATCGTTGGCGGGTAATAGGGGGACTTTCCTGTGAGCATCCGTTCGACCTGATGGAACAGCCTCGTCCATCCTTCATCGGCATCCTTGAACACGGTGATGCCTTCGCCCAGCGTCCCGTATCCGACATCGCCCAATCGAAGATCTCCCGGATTATTCGCCAGTTGCGGGATGCTGCCGTTCACGTAGAAGCCTTCTGCGTGAGCGATTGCGATGCCTATCCTGTTCACATCCATACATCACCCGATTCCCCTGTCATGGTACACTGACCAGGACTATGCCCAAAGGAGGCACAGCCATGATCTGCCCGAACTCAGATTGCAACCATCTGATTTGCTGCCACGATGAATTCGGCTGCACCATGCTCGACTGCAACTGCGAAGAAAAAGCTGATCCGCCCATCGATCCGCTCGAATCTGAACCTCAACCGGAGGAGCAAGCGGCCTAGTCTTACTTCCAGAAGTGAATCAATATCCCTGCCGCTGCCATGATGAACGCGATAACGCTAGCATAGGCGACAAGCTGGCCTGTCGCGCTGGCCCTGGCGCGTTCTAGGTCTGCGATGCGAGCGATAAGCCCGTTATGCTCGCGGTCGAATACCTCGCGCGGCAAGAACCTGTTGCGAACGTCGTTTAGCTCCTCCATGCGCCTATCGAGATCTTTGCGAGCCGCGATGATTTGCGCGATCATCGCCTCATGCTTCTCCTCCAGGCGAACGAGGCGCACTTCTAGGCCCGCGCATCGTTCGTCCTTGGAGGGCTCCATTACTTCCTGCGCTTGGTCGGCGTGACGATTAACTGAAAGGTGGCACTGGTCGCTACGGGTGGCGGCGCGGTGTTGACCGTGGCACCATCTGAAGCGGTGAGGCCGTTGCCTGTGTCGAGGGCCGAACAGTTGCAGGTTCCTGCTCCCACGGCGGTCCAGTTGCCGTTTGCGTCGATTGTGGCGACGGCTGTGTTGTCTGACGCATAGTCCACTGGGCCTATCGGCGCGATGGATGATCCATCGGCTGCAAACTCCTGAAAGATGCTGGTGCCTGTTGCTCCTACATTAACTGTGACTGGCATTGCGGCTCCTTTGTATTGCAACTGGAATTTTGCTTCTGCTGCTTTCGGCTTCAAGGACTGAATCGCTAAGGAAATCTGTTCGAGCCACTTAGAAATGTCTTGGACGGCCTTCAGCATGTCCTGGTCGTGCTTGCTCATGCGGTCACCTGCGCTAAATCGGCGTTCAAGGTTGCGAAATCGAACTGGCTGGGGCTGATGCCGTGGCTGTTGATCCAGTCGGGCGAGAGTAGGCAGTGAGCCTCATCGGTGTACTCCAAAAAGAATCGCACCGTCATTTTTCTCAACATGCCCCAGGTCTTAAAGCTGAACGTCGGCACCTTGCTGATGAAATCATGGCCGTCAAGCCAAAGTGCATGACCTTCTCCAGTCAAGGAATCATTGGGAACCACATCGATGATTTGCCCGGAATCGACTTGATCCTCAAAGCTCTCTGGCACCTGGATTCCTGTGAATAAGCCAGCGAATAGCCAGATACTTTGGGCTACATGAACGGTATTGCCAGGGGCAGGGTCCACGAACCCAGAGAGCTTATGGCCTCCGAAGTCTCCTTTGCGCCACGCTTTCAGCGATGATAATTCGTCCTCGCCGTTATCAGTATTGGGATCGCCCAGAACGTACCCGCCATTCTGTTCATAATTGGACAGCACGACCGAATCGGGTGGCGTAACCAGCCGTCCGTTGTCTAGCGTCCAGGTCTGCACGGCGTGGCCCTTGGCGGCCTCTACGCAATCTCCCAGCCCATCTGTTGGTGCGCCCGTACTGCCGTTGTTCGGACCATTGAGCATCATGCCCCAGTCAATGTTAAATCCCCGATTCCATTGAACATAGGGCGGCGGTGTTGCCAGCGTGTACCTGCCCATTTGCAGGGTGCGCTTGTCGAGTACCGCTGGGAGCTTGCCGTACTTGCGTGCCATTAGAGTTTTTGCACCAGCGATTCGTGCAAGTCATCCTCAGAGTGTCCACCAGCATCAAGCAAATGGTTGAAATCTCGTATGTACTTGCGCCGCGACAGGTTCGTGCGCGGGAACACCACTACACTCTTACCTTGCACGACGATGGCTCGCTTGAGCGCGGCAGCCGTCTTGGGCAGCGAAGTGGGTGTGGCTCGCTGCAAGAAGCCTTGGAGCATCGACAGCACCAGTTCGAATAGCCCGATCACAAGCGAGATAATGTTGTTCGCGGGAAGCTGTGAGATGACATTGCCGATGTTTGCCACAAGATCTGATAGCAACGTGTCGATCTTGGCGAGCAGGCCTACAGGTGGCGGGTTGGTCGCCTGATACTCGATCACCGCCAGCCGCAGATCCTCTAGGCCAGCCTGAATGACGCCGATAGTGGCAAGGATGGATGGCCCGAGCAAGATGCCGGCACCGGCCAGTAGCGAGAGGATCGTGTTAATCGACTGGATACCAAGGGGCAGCCAATTCAATAAATCTGTCTCCCAGCTACAGCCCGTGAGAAACGTCATGCCACCCATCGCCAATGCAAATAACGCTAGGCCCGAGCGTGTCAAGAAACTGCGTCTGTGCATAAATCTCCTTTAAGCCTTCGGTGGCAGTCCCTTAGCTACGTTTGCAGTCGCGGCGTTCACCTGCTCTGTGGTGCTGTGCGTGTTGGCATCCTTGGCCGCAAGTCCAATCAGCAATGTCCCCACCCCGCCGACGATGGACAGGATAGCCGTCCAGCGCGCGGTCAATGGAGCACCTGCCGACATGAAACTCGTAATCACGATGGGCGGGAGTCCCGCGAGAATGCCGCCCAGGGTCGTCATCCAGTTGGTCGGTAGTCCAATTTTCACTGTCATTTGATCTCCTAGTATGCAACGGAATAGGGCGACGGATATTTAGGCGGCGGTGGAGCATCTGGAACTACGAACTTGAAATCCTTAGACAACTGGAAGCCATTCTCGAAGCCACTGCGGTAGTAGCGATAATGAGCATCCTCATCCGCTTTACGTTTCTGCCTTTCTTCTGGGGATAGACAAGACTCGCCGCCAGATGCACAGGAAGTTGTATACACGGTTATGTTGCCTCTACCGTTAAGCCATATGGATTCGTTTCCCTTGTCGGGATCATCCTGCTTGACCAGAACATACTTCTCCTTGATGGACTGCTTTTCGGCATCCCAGTCTGCCTGCGCTTTCTGAAGCGCGTCCCATTTCTCTTTGGCTTGCTGGGAGTCCTTGGCGTCCAGTTGAATCACCTTGGCTGTCTGAGCCATCGCTGGCATACAGAACAAAAGCATGACAATCGCCCAGAAGGTCGTTGATGCAAAGATGCTTTTCGTAGGCATGAAGTCTCCTATTGCACAAGGATAATTATGTCATCAATCTGTCGGCTAAAGGGTGGCGGCGCTCCCGTTCCTGGCTGTGTGCCTGGACAGGTTCCTCCGCCCGTTGCCGAGAATGTGCTGCACCGAGTTGTTCCGTCTGCTGCGAAACTGGTAATCAGCCCTCCGACGTTCACTGGACCGTCGTTCCAATTTACGGTGCCGTTCAGGTTCGAATCCTCCACATTCATCACGCGAACTCCATTGATCCATGCCTCGAAGGTGCCGTTGCCGCAGTTCGCTGTACTGGGGCTGGTGCAAATAGGAGGAGGATAGCCGATTGGCAAAGTAACCGTAGTCGATGGCTTGATGAGAAATTCGTGCTGCTCCCAGAAACCAGCATCCATCGGCAGAGAGAATCCTTGGTTATAGAGGAAATTACCGCCGCAGCCGCTTGCAGCATCCGGCGCTCCTCCGACCATCTCAAAGCCAGTTCGTGACGACAGCGGAGTGAAACTGCCAGCTTCGGCATCGAGCGCAATCCAGCATCCGCTTCCAGATCCTTGCCCCGGCTCAGGAAGCTCGACTTCAAAGTAGTCGGAATTGGCGAACATGCCGTTTGTATCGGTGCGGTCCCAGTAGGAGATGTAAACCGTCGTATAGCTTCCGAGGCACCCGCCGTCAGGATTGAATTGCCATTCGACCGTAGCACCGTCTCCGCTATAAGTGCCCTGCATACTGTGCGAGCCGGTGTGGGGCGTACCGCCAATGCTGGCTCCTTGCACGAAGCCCTCGCAAGGTCCAATCGAGCCGCCCTCAAAGGATTGAGCACATTTGAGGGTCCAACCACCAGGGACGCTCATGCTGATGGTAGGGCTGGTGGTGCAGTTGGCGTTGCTCGATGTGACTGTAGCTCCAGTGAGTAGCGATCCTTGTGATGACGTAGTGACTGTGAGCGTGGTCGAACCGCTGACCTGAGCGTGGCCCATGGCGGCGAACAGTATAAGCAGACTAAGAGTGCGTATAGATGTGGACATATCGAACGACCATCACACTTGGAAACGGCGTGCTCGCATCCGGCGCTCCCGACCAGCCGCTTGCGCTACCAAGCTGCTGGCTCAGGATCAAGTAAAAGGGCTTGTTAAATGGAGCGGGCAATGGATTGCTGCCCGTGAAATAGTTGTTGTAGCTCGCGGATAATTTCCCATCCACGAAGAAATTCATTCCCGTCGCGTAGACTTCGACACGGAAAACATGGAAGCCGCCTGAAAACAGGCCCGAGGGCAACGTGTACGCCGTATCCTGACTGGTCGTATCGTAATGGATGCTGCCGTAGACGGTTGGATCGCTCGCCGGCATCTCCATTTCATCCAGTTCACCAGACATGGGCCATGATCCGTAGGCGGTCGGATCGACGGGCATCTCCCAGATTGCGGGCCACACGCCGTTGCCATCCGGCAGTTGTGCGCTGACTTCAATGGCGACACCTTGCGGGTTCGTATCAAATGGGATGGAATACAGTCCCTCAGTGTCGATCTGACAGGTGGTGTAGGGATGGCCCTGGTAGTTGTCGTGGAGCGCGATCAGGTGCAGACCACCTGTCGTGGGCACCGTACAGTTCTGCGTGCGCTGAGTCAAGAACGCGGATTGCTGCGGAGGCGGATTCTGGCCGTTGGCATTCGAGTTGTTCTCGCGGAACTCCCACTTCGTGAGGTCAATGCCAGTGGGATCTCCACCGACTGGCCCTGCGAACTCGTCCGCGAAAACCAGATTCCATCCCGCGCCTGTTACGGTGAGCGTCGTTTGCCCGTTCACCTGAGCGCCTGCGGGGATCGCGCAGAGCAGGGCCAGAACGATAAGGATTTTCCGCATCAGTTGTGGCTCGCGTTGATCGTCGTTTGGCCGCTGGCTACGCAATTAGCGAGGCCACTGCCCTGGTTGATTGTGGCAATGCTTGGCGCTGAACTCGACCAGTTCGACGTACTCGTCAGGTTTTGATGGCTCATGTCGCTGTAATTGCCCGTTGCGGTGAATTGTACGGTGCCTCCAACCGGACACGTCGTGTTTGCGGGCGTGACGGTGATCGACTGCAAGGTAATCGTGTTGTTTACCGTGATAGTGGGCGTAGTTCCTGTCTGCCCCCCTACCGTGGCCGAGATAGTGCAGGTTCCAGGTGTGAGGCCCGTAATTAGGCCGCTGGAGTTGACCGAGCAGATTCCCGCTCCCGTAGCTACTGTCCAAGCAGCTCCGCTAGCCGTTGCCGACCCCGCCAAGTCGAAGAAGAATCCTCCCGCCGATCCTGAAGCGTTTGGCGACCAGTTGAGCGTCGTATTCAAGGCCGTCTGAATGGCCGAGAAAATCTGGTACGTGCAGGCTACGCGGGTATTCTGCCCGTTGGTCGGGATCGTCCACCCAGCCTGCGCGGTGAACGTCGATACCGCTGCCCCTGCATCGGCGCAGAAGTAGGCGATGGAGTTGGCGCTGGTCGTGGTGATGTTTCCCGAAGCGAGGCTGGTATAGCTGCCGCCCGTTTCAGCAGGCTTCGCCGCTTGATCTACGGCATTAGTCCCTGGCGAGACGATGATGATGCCAGCCATTGTCGAAGGGCCGCCCGGAGAGTAGCTGACGGTAATCGAGGTCAGGGCTGCCGAGTTGAACTTGCACGCAGCGTAGGCGACGTGCGTGCCGTAACTGGTGTTGGCCGTAGTGACTGCCGTGTAGGTTTGTGAAGCCGAATCAGCAATGGTCCAGGTCGAAGTGTTGTCGATCGCTTCACGTACGATGCCGATGCACACGTTGCTGCCCGATGCGATGGATACGGTGGTCGTCACAGACTGGGGAGGCCCGACATAGGCCGGAATCGAAATCATCGTCGGGGCGCTGATGCCCGAACTGCCGTTGGTTGTGTTCGCAGTCGATGCATCCGAATAGGTTGTAGTTGAGGTCGCTTGAAGCGTGGCCCCCTGTGAGATGGTGGTTTGTGGAACCGTAGCGGCATTGCTCGACACCGACGCGATGACGATGTTTAGCGTCTTGGCTGCGCTCGTCCCGCCCGTACCGCGAGTGCAGGTAAACGCTGGCGTCGATGTGCCCGAAGCCGTCGCTGTCCCGCTGATGACTCCCGTGGACGTGTTAAGCGA